GCTACCGGTCACAACGGTGCGTGACGGTGTGCGGAAAGTCTCCTGACGCAGCTCCGATTTGGTGATGCAAACAATAACGCCGCCTCACCTCAAAATCCTATGCGGAAACGAAGAGCTTTCCGCAACCCCAAACCATTGAAAGGAATCACATGAGAGCCGCTATCGCCGCACTGTTTCTTCTCTCCACTGCGCTCGCCGCGCAGATCAGCGTTTCGGACGTCGCCAACATCGCCAACGCCGCGGTAGGAACACTCACCGCCGAGGCGACGATCACCGGCACGGCCGGCTCAACCTGCATTCTGGACAAGGTCGCCTCCAAGACCATCAACGCGGTTTGGAAGTGTTCGAACGGCGCCAATGTAGTCGGCCCCACGATCATCAACGCGACCGGAACCGCGGCTTTCGTGACGTGGATATCCTTCGCCGAGGTACTGTGCGCAGTCGCCGTGAACCCGACGACCTCCGTTTCCAGCCTGCTTGCCGCGCCGGCTAATGGAATCGCCTGGCAGTGCACGCCGGGAACCGGCGGAACAGTGACAAGCGGCTCCGTGACCTGGCCGTAACCATGCCAATCGAAACCTCAGAACAGTGGAACGCAGAGAACGCGCGCAGCGTGCGGCAGCTCGATGAAATCGCCAAGCTGGCCGAAGCGATCGGAAACGATGCTAAGCTGTTGATCCAGGCGCGGCCCCTGGTCGCGTCGCCGCGATCGGCGTCGCAGGCCTGCATGTATTGGTACCAATCCGCCAATGTGGAGCGCGCGCTCCAAAGCCTTCGATGTATCAATCGCCTGACGCAGCGCCTTTGGGCTGAAGCGCGGGTAAACCAGTGAGGGCGGTCCTCGACTTTCAGGCCGAGTTATGACGCTACGTGATTATCTGAGGCGCAAATTGGCGGAATCCAGGGCAGCGGCAGCCTGGGCGAAACCGCCGATCTGCTTTAACTGCGGCCACTGCCCGGCCTGCGTCCGGCTACGCGGGCAGATCGCGGAGGCGCGGCGTAATGCGCAGTGGCACGAGGACGGCAGTGCGACGCTGTTCGGCCGACCCTACCACTCGGTACGGGGCGAATGATGGCCCGAGAGCTTGCGAGTACGACTCCTGGAGAAGGTAATGGACCCGAATGAAGTAAGGGCCGATGGGATGGATGGCGCACAGGGCCAAGTCGTTGATCCTATTAGCGTAAACGTGGACAGTAATACCAGTGTACAGGTACATCCGGCGCGCCGGATCTGCGAGCGCCATCGCCTGCTGGTGACCGTAGCTGCTCTCGCCCTCGTTTCCGCCGTCACCGGATATCCGCAGCGTCTGGACCGTCGCCGGTGCCAGCTCGCGCCATCATGGGCGCTGGCGCTGCAGGCGCAGTGCTGATACTTCCACCTGTGAGTATCAACGATCGCATCGCCTGGTGGTCTGCACATCGCCGGCTGATGCGCTACTTGAAACAGCACCCGCGCCGCTTTGTCGATCGCACGCCGTCGCAATCAGCGGCACCGGATCCGCTGCCATCGCTTCCGGCGTCCGGCGCCGCGCTGTGCCAGTCTCCCAACGACGCCGGCTTCGCCTGCAAGGTCGACGAGTCGCAACCATGGCGCTGGTGAAGTGCAACTCCCATCGCGCCAGTGCTCCAAACCAGGCTGTCCTAACCTCAACTGCAGCGTACACACCAATGCCAAGGCTTACGATCAAGCACGACGCGATGAGTACTCGCGCGGCGTCTATCGCTCGACGCGCTGGCGCCGGCTTCGGCTCATCGTGCTCAGTCGCGATCTCATCTGTCAGGCCTGTCACCTCGAGGCCGCAACGGTCGCCGATCACAAGGTTCCAATCGAGCGCGGCGGTGATGTGTGGTCACTCGATAACCTGCAGGGCCTGTGCTTCGGCTGTCACACGATCAAGACCAATCGCGAGCGAGGGGGATAGGGGGTCAGCTTCCCGAATTCCGCGCGCGGCTGAACCGGCGCAGCCGTTTCCGCAAAAATCCGCGAAATTGATTTTGAACATTCCATGAGCCAAAATTCTCCAGTTTCAGCCAAAACGCGCCAACGTGCGCGCCATTTCCTGTTCTGCGTCGCGTTTTCCGAAGTCACGACGCGCAATTCGCACCAGGGGCGCAAGGACGGCAAGCACCACTGGTTTATCCACATGCGGAGATCCGAACGCCGGAAGCTGGCTAGGGCGTACGCTGCTGGGGAATGGCGCCGGCGGCGATTGCGTGCGGCGTAACGCGCTGCGCAGTGGTGGCCCGCTCCAGAAGTACCAATCGCCGCCGGAAATCGATCTGCCGACGCTGGAGAAGCTGGCAGCCATTGGCTGCACGGATGCCGAAATTGCAGCGTTCTTTGAAATCCCGCTGGAGCATTTCCGGTATCGAAAGCGCGATGAGAAGGTAGCCGGGGTGATGAAGCGAGGCAAAGCCAAAGCGCGCGTGGAGTTGCGGCTAAAATTCTTCGATCGACGGATTGTTTCGGCTGGCTTGAGCTTCCGAAAAGGCAGCCAATGATCCATTACGGACTCCAGTTCGGCCGGTTAATCGAAGAGGCTGCGGCCGACGCTGCTCGAAAGCGAGGCACCCTAAGCGACGCTGCGCGCCGTGAGCGGGAAGCGCGGCAACAACTGGCGGAGGCGGCTCGGGAATTGGCCGAAGCAGAAAAAGCGGCGGAGGCCTCCAGAGAGGCGCTCAACGAGGCGTTGCAGGCGGGGCCATTCGAAGCGGTTAATTCGTACAACGCGAAGCACGGCAGGTACCCGATTTGAGAGGCCGCAAGCCCAAACCGACAGCCGCGCAAATAGCTGCGGGCGATCCGCGCAAAAAGGGCGTGCACAAGCTTCAGGACAAGCTGGAAGCTGAGCCGAAAGCCACGCGGGGATTGCCCGATTGTCCGCGACACCTCCGAGGGCGCGCGCGCGCCGCGTGGAAGTTCTGGAGCGAAGAACTGGCCGACATGCAGATTGATCACCGGCCGGACGCCATGATGCTGGAGGGCGCGTGCATCAACTATTCCCGCGCCGTCCAGGCGGATCTCATCCTCGAAAACGAAGGGCTGATGGTCGAGGAGTGGGGCGAAAACCGCGAATCGGGCAAACGCATTCTGCTGAAGATGCGCCAGCATCCCGCCATTCATGTTTCGAACGCGGCCTGGCGCCAGGTGCGCGCCTTCTGTTCTGAGTTCGGCCTGTCTCCGGTATCCCGTACTCGATTGTCCATCGAAAAGAAGGACAAGACGGAAGATCTGATGGAGATGCTTTCCCGTCCCCGTACTCCAAAACAACCACCGCAGGACACCGTGCAATGAAATGGCTGATCCATTACGCCCAGCTCATCCCCTGGGGCGTCGTGGTGGGATTCGCCGGGAAGCTGTTCATCGAAGCTGCTGCCACCATGCCGCCGCCGCTATCGACATGCGGTTTCTGGAAGGCGTGGGCCTTCGATCTCATTCAATCGCTCGCCGCCAATAAGAACCGCGTGGGCGAGCGCCAGAAAGCCTAAACCAAAACTCTCGAAAGGTATCGAACGAAAATGAAGAAACTCGCCTTACTGCCGCTGTCTCTGTGTGCTCTGTTGGGCGCGCAAACTACGCCAGCTAAGCCCATCACTGCGATCTGCTCCCCGTTCCAGACGTGTAATTGTCTGAGTCGCATGAACGGGCAGCCCGTGCTCTGCCCGGTCGTGGTGCCATCGACTCCGGTCGCGCCGGTAGCACCAGCCAATCCACCGCTGACGGAGCCATCGTGCCCGGCTCACGTGATCGGTCCCAACGGGGCTTCCACACTTCCAACCGGTGCGCCGGAGGTGTTTGAACTGTGCCCGCAGCCGCTTTGTCTGGTGAGTACGCTTCAGAATGCGCAGGCCCTAATGGCGGCGATCGCGCCAGTGGTCACGGCGCCAGGCGCGCCCTTTGCCGGCACGCACTTGCAACTGGTGCAGACGTTTGGAAATTACCTGGTGCCTCCGCTCGCGCCGCCTAGCGTGTTTTCCTACGCGCCCATCAATCCTTCGGACCTGAGTGGCCCGACTGCGCGCGGTGAGTTCGAGATCTACACGACGGAGGCAACTCCGCGCTGCGTCGTGTGCAGTCCGCTGGAATGGTTGATCGAGCAGATGTACACCTCCCGCGCTGGGACGGCCGCGGCCGTGACCACGGTGAACGGTGTGCCGACTTTCCCGTATGTCCCCGGAAGCTGGCAGTACGTCGCCCCGTATCCACAGATTTACCCGTCGTGGAAGACGCTGACCTACGTTCCATCGAATTAGTCACCCAAGCTCCCAGGGGGAGAGACCAGCGCGCAACCGAGCGCGAGGGACTCACCGGGTAAGGTGGCGGGGCCGCCGTTCGAATCGGCAGCCCGGTCCTGTCGGTAAGGCTCTCCCTTCTGGGCATAAATCCTGACAGCATGTGCCTTTCTCTCAACAGCACGCCGATGCTGCCTGCAATTTCTTCGAGTTTATTCTCAAGCACACGGCAGATGAATACTACGGGAAACCGTTCGTTCTCTGTCCGTGGCAAGAGGAAATCCTGTGCCAACTCTTCGGCAACCTGGACGATGAGGGCAACCGCGTAATCGAAACGGTGTATCTCGAAGTGCCCAAGAAATCAGGAAAAACCGAATTCGCGGCCGGCGTTCTGCTGTTCGTGTTCGTGACCACGACCACACCGGGGGCGCAGGTCTACGGCGCGGGCGCGGCGACGCGGCAGGCCATGAATGTTTACCGGGCGGCCTGCAAGATGGTGGAGCAGGCCCCGGTACTGAAAAGCCGGCTGCGCATTCTCCGCGGAACCAACCGGATCGTAAAGCGCGAAGACCCCGATAGCTTCTATGCCGCAGTCGCAGCGGATGGAGACCTTGGCGACGGCGTCAATCCGCTATTCACGGTGATGGATGAAGTCCACCGGCTGAAAACCAGGAAGCAGTTGGAAAACTGGGATGTGCTCGCCAATGGTGGCATCACGCGAAAGCAGACTACCATGCTGGCCATCACCACGGCGGGCGTGCAATCGGAATCGCCGCTGGCCTGGAGGCTTCACGAGAAAACGCGCAAAATTCAGGACGGCGTGGTCTCCGATGTGAAGTTTTTCGGCCGCATTTACGGCGCGGAAAAAGACGACGACGCAAGCGACCCGAAGACCTGGATAAAAGCAAACCCGTCACTCGTCGAAAACGGCGGCTTCCTGCCGCTGTCGAAGATCCAGGAAAAGCACGATTCCGCGGTGGCCGAGGGCACGTTGGTAGCCTTCAAGCGGTACTTCCTCGACATCTGGGACCAGAAAGAAAACCGCGCCATAGACATGGTGAAGTGGGACGCCTGCCCGATGGACTGGAGAGCTTCGCCGCTTCTGGTAAGGCAGCCGGAGGACAAGGTACGGCCGATTTCCCGCGAGCTGCTGAAGCGATTCATTGACCGGCGCTGCTGGGCTGGAGTGGATCTCTCCATGACCACGGACTTGACCGCCGCGGCGTTCGTGTTTCTGTCCGATTCGCGGATCCTGCCGCCAGTTCCGGCGACACGTCCTCGAGCGCCGTCAGTTCCGGCGTCGCCGGATCCCGCCGTCAAAGCCGACGTCGGGGCCCGGGCCGCTTCAGATTACGAAGTGCTGGTCTTTTTCTGGATGCCTGAAGATGCGGTCGCCAAGCGCCAGTTACGAGACGGCATGCCCTACGCCCGCTGGGTAGAGGAAGGCTGGATTGAAACCTGCAAAGGCGGCGTAGTCGACTACCGGGACATTGAAGCCCGATTGAAGTGGGCGGATGAAATGTTCGACGTGGAAGCGTTTTGCTTCGACCCGTGGAACTCCCGCCAGTTATCCGCGCCCATGGGCGACGACGGCTATCAAGTTGTCGAAGTCCGGCAGGGCTTCCAGTCTCTCAACGAGCCCTCCAAAAAGCTGCTCAACATCGTGACGCAAGGCCAACTGCACCACGGCGCGCACCCGATATTGAGGTTCAACGCCTCGTGTGTTTCGGCGGCCTACAAAAACGATAACGTCATGTTCACCAAGCCCGACCGCGAGAAATCCTCCTCCCGTATCGATGGAATCTCAGCCATGGGGAACGCCATGTCCCGCGCCATTCTTTTTGAAGGCAAGCCGCAGTACCGGAAATCCATTTTTGATAACGGGCCAGTGGTGCTCTGATGCGCGAACCGAAAAGGCGCGGCAAGATCACGATATCTGCTGAGGGTCTGGCATCCCTGCTGCACTTGCGCGAGGGCCTGGCCGTGATCTCTGTCCGTTGGCGCCACGACTACGAAAGTCTCGAAATCATTCTGGCGGGCGATTCGCTCCAAGTCACTCCGCGAAGAAACCAAATCGTGGAATACGCGCTCGCGGACCTGATGAACCTCGACTAATTCTTTAGGAAATTCCCAACAAAATAGGAAACCGAACCATGAACACGATAGCAATCGCTGTCCTTACCGTCGCCGCGCTGCTCTCCATAGGCTGCGCTGGCAAAAATGCAGCCCCTTCCACGCCCGGCGCGCCCTCCGCTGGAGCCGTCAAGTTTGAAGCTTACGCGGAAGCCACCATCGCCGCGGGCGAAACAGCCATAGCGCTGATTCCCGGCCTGTCCGCTTCGGACCAGCAGCTCGGGCAGACCGCCTTAAACGATGTAGGGCAGGGCCTCACCTGCGTAGTCAACGAAGCCGCCTCGACGGATTCCACGGTTACCAAGGCTGGGAAAATCGCCTCCTGCCTCTCGGGCCTGACCGTTCCATCGCAAGCCAGCCCGCAGTTACAGAGCATCCTGAAAGGCGTGTTTGCGACCATCCAGGCTTTTGTGACGGCGTTCGAAGCCCAAAGCGCGACTCAGCAGGCGGCCACGGTGGCAGCGATAAAGCCGACTCAGACCGTGACCCAGGGCGCCGCGGCATTGGCGGTGAAGAAGTGATAGCGCTGCTCCCCTTGTTCCTCGGGTTGCTTCAGGCGTTGCCCCAGATTATCGCGGGCATTAAAGCCGCGGAGGCGGCCATCACCGCTCCGAAAGCCGGCGCGCAGAAAAAGGCGCTCGTTATGGCGGCAATTCCTGCAGGCGCCGATCCGCAGCTCGTCTCTGGCGTGAGCAGCATAATCGATACGCACGTGGCGGCTTTCAATGCTTCGGATACGTTCAAGCGCGCTCAGCCCCCTAAGTTCGACGATCCGGCGCCCGCGGGCAATCCAGTACCGTGAAATTTCCCCCCAAGCCCAAATCCCCACCGCGAGACCACCGTCTGGAGTTCATCCAGGCGGGCCTCGCGGAGGGATTCTCAGAAGCCCAGCTCCGCTACCTCTGGAACGCCACGGAGAAACGGCCGCGGCATACAGGGAAACTCGAAGGCACGGATTATGCCGGCCTGGCCGGATTCGTGGTTCTGCTTTTGGGCCTGGCCGGCTGGCATTGGCAGATTGCCGCAGTGGTAGCCGGCAGCGTGATTATGTCGCTCGCCTGGCTCAGTGCCAGACCTTCAGCTCCGCGGCCGCCTTCACCTCCTCAACGTCTCTCGTGACTCGATTGCTCCTATTGCTCCTGATCGCGCTTACGCTCTGGGCTGTTCCCACGGGCGAGGAGTTCGACGCGCGTGTGTGGAGATTCCAGCAGCACTGGAACCGGTTCCTACGGGCGTATTGGGGCTGCTCGCCGGACGCCGCAAACCGCAAGGGC